TCAGACGATACCCACACCAATGATTGTCTGTTGATGGTATTACCAGATCTGTCTCGGCTGAATTCCTTTGGTGGCCTGTGCCAGATCTCACCAGTGTCCTCCAATGGCGACAAGTCGTACGGTTTCAACTTGTTCTTCTTTGGTGGCTTTACTGCCGTATCTTCTTTCTTAGCCAACTCTGTCCTCCTTGTCTCTGAAATTACTCGGCTTCGGTGAACCGGCACCTCTTGCCCATCGGGACCGGATACACGCACTACATCGCCCTCTATGCCAATTACCTTAAAGGGTTGCGGTAACTCCTCAGCTACCTCGTTATAAATACGCACTTCCTGTCCAGCATGCATGTCTTGTCAACCAGTATTTAAGGCTTGTTGGATTTTGCATTATATAGTACCATGGTCAATTACCATTTCATACCTCGAGAGGAAATCACCCCATGAATAGGGCTATGATATTTATCGACTACAAGAATGTTGTCTCTTCCGAATATCGCGTTGACATCTTCCAATTACCATCAGCAATTTCAGATCACCTCTTCAATATAACTGGCATGGAAGTCGATCTTGTTCGGACATACGTATTCCTGGGGGGAACTATTGCCCAACCTCAAACAAACTTCATCGAAAAGATGGTCAGAAGCGGTTTTGAAGTTGAATTGGGTCCTCAACACAATTCACATGATAAGGACCATAAATCCGTCGAAAAAGGCGTGGATGTCGCTTTAGCTTGTCGCATGTTGAGCCTGGCACACCACAACGCATATGACACAGCAATTCTGGTATCTGGCGATGCCGACATATTGCCAGCAGTTCAGGAAGTACGAAGGCTTGGCAGAAGAGTCATGGTTACTTGCTTTGAGGATAGGATATCTAAATTGTATCGAGAACCAACACATGAGACCGGGTCAACGGATTATGAAGTATTCCTACTGGATTCTGCAATAGATGCCATAGCTGTACAAACAGTGGATAGCGAAATATCGGTAGATGTCATTGCTAAGGAAATCTCTGAAGAGTTGTTCGATGGTAATATTGATTTTGATAAAATACGAACCAAGAGATATATTACTTACTGGGCCACCAGAGCCAGGTATCTACAATCTATGATGGATGAACTAACAGACGAGCAACAGGATGCTGTTCGCAAAGCTTTTGAACATTTAAATCAACTATCTAATGATTACCGCCCAGGATATATTAAAGCATTGAATAGGAATTGGAAGCCATCGGCTTCATGGGAAGATGAGATCAAAAGAATACCAAGGACCTGGTAATGAAAGTAAGATTGAAAATAAGGTTTGTAGTTGATCAGCAAGAATTCGTTGAAGTATTCACAGACATAAATTTGCCATTCATTGTATCAAAAATCCCGATAAAACTCGATGGCCTGCCAGAACTGACACTTATAAATATCAAATTACATGTTTTTGATAATAATGAATATGGAGTTGAGGCAGAAGCAGGTCCACAACAAAATGCTGGCTCAATAAAAGAGATACGAGGGTTATTTAATAACTTCGATTATGAGATGGTCGAGGTTAACCCTTCTCATAATAAATCTTGACGTTCTTGGTTCCGAGCGTAATCAACTCATTAAACCCAACCCCAACCGCTTCACTACCAATTTCTTTTTCGGCCAGGATGTCATCTTCTGGTTTGAAAATATTGACGAACTTCACACCATCAATAGACATCATAAGCTCGTATAAGTTACTGACATAAAGTGGCTGCCCCATATCCCACTTGTCTAAGGAGAAGAAGTCATCGATGGCTACGTCTACCTGTTCCTTGACAATGGTTGCGTCAGCATTCTTGCTTACAACCACTGTGACCTCGACATCAACTGGCTTTATCTCACCATCTTCTACTTCGATGTCATCCGTCAAAACATTGAGATCATTGAGATAGGTGCGAAGGCCTTCTTTCAGACCAAGACTTGGCTTGGTGGGCAGATCGTCTTCACCTTCTGCCAACACATGTAGTCGTACAATATTGGCGTTGATTGAACTGTGCAGAGACACTGCTGCCTTAGCCACGCCACCATAAACTGGATGCCTGAAATCGCCGGCCAGATGCATATAATCAAGGTCAGATACAGCATTATCGTGTGTTGACCAAGTTCTGGGTGCTCTTTTCTTGGCATCATTCAGCGATTCAGAGTCATAACCGCCACTAGATGGCCCAAGATTTCTGAAATTCAACTGAACGCTGGCCGTTGCTGGTGGTTGTGGTCTGGTCGAAGACCTCTTATTTATGGCACCAGTTCCAATTCTGCCTCTGATTCCACCACCGGTCCTATACCTAACCCTTATGGGCTGACCAGCTATCGGGGCCTTGCCGTTGACATCGTCGCCGAACCTGATTGACATCCCATCCTCAGTGAACACAACCTGGAACGCGGTTGCTTCAGGTTCTTCTTTCTCGAGAACCTCAACCCTTGACCATTCTTCCTCAGTTTCCCCAACCATGACCATAATCGGCAGATTGAGGATGTCTGTGTTTACAACATCAATATGTTGATTAGCACCACCAGCAGATACTGCCTCTACGTCTGTGGCGAAGGACCCTTCTATGGCCCACGCGATGACGGCACGCTTTCTAGCTGGGATTACAATACTAGAAGTCCAATCAAACGGTGCGGCATAAACCTCATAGATCAGTGGTAATCCATCGGGTCCTGTAATTTTAAGACGATGACCAGCCTGTATCACGACATCAGTAGCCACCGGTCTGTCTACAGAACACTCAACTTCTACAGTCGCTGATGTCTGCCTTCTCATCTCCTGCCCAATGAGTGCTATGTGGTTGATTACTGCGTCGGTTGTCTGTGAGGTTGGTAGGAAAGAGTCGTTGACAAGGATATCTCCACGCATCGACAAAATGCCACCAATGTAGCTGAGTATCTCAGCGATCATTACAAAACCATTGGCAGATACAAAGTCATTGAAGTCATCGCGGTAGTATGTGCGCACGTACTCAATCACGGCATTGCGCATGGTTGAGTATTCGAGGGCGCTGAAGTCAATATTCCTGAATGACGACGGTTGTACTGGTACCGACACTCCATCAGGATCTTGTGGTGTTTTCAGATAATTTGTCATTGTGCGACTCCGGGTGCCTCCAGACTAGTCTCCACCCAGAAGCTTGCATTTGGGTCTGCAGTTTCATGCGCTCTGAGCTTAATGTCAACACGGTTATCGTCTTTGTGCGGCTCCAGGATGAGATCCTCAACAACAACCCTCGGTTCTTCTCTGGCCATGATGTCTAAGATATTATTACGCAGCCTGGTCAAGCTATTTACTTCTTGTCCTTCAAAGACGTAATTTGGTATATCAGAACCAAATGTTGGCCTCATGACCCTCTGGGTTGGTGCCGTCAGCAAAAGCTGGAGTATGTCATTCTTTATAATACGAAGGCCAGACTGGCGTGAGAAGAATCTCTCATTGCCGCCAACAAATGGGACGTTTATTCCAAACCACCTACTCTTCATTATAACACCATCTGTCTAACTTGCCTGATTTGGTCCTTGAGTTCCTCTGTTTCAGCCACCAGTTCTTCGTGTTTAGTGGCCAACTGATCGCGCTCTTTTATTAAACCACTGCGGTGCTCTGTAAGCTTCTCTACAATATTGTCATCACCAACAATGGTAGCGGTATCAATAGTAGAGGTTGTTTCATTTATACTCTTCTGATTTTCCCTTATTCCGGCTCTCAGTGTCTCCAACGATGTACGTTTGATATCGTACTCTTGCTGCAGTTCGGATTCTTTATTTTCAATATCTTCATTAAACTTATCTATTTCTTCTTCGGTCAGACCCATGGTAGACAAGTCAAACATATTCATGTTGTGACGAGTCTCCAATCTCTCACCACTTGGAAGTGTTAGGTCTGGTGCATCACCTTCTTCGAAGTCTAGAATTTGCCCAATGGTGAACGCTCTTCTTGATGTACCAACATCTGCCTGGGATGGCTCATTGATCGTAAAGGCCAATTGGCCAATTGCTTCCCTGCGTTCTTCTTTTGTATAAATCTTTCCTGGGGCTGGTCTGATTTCTTCAGCTATTGGTACTTGCATAAATCCGAGTGATGATCTTGGTGGTTCATTACTAGAAATGTACCAAGTAATATTACCCTGATTTGGTAACTCAGATGAGTACAACCCTGTTGGGAACTTTATAATCACTATTCACCCCAAATGTCCGTTTTTCTAACAACGGGTTCATATTCGTTGTCGTCCTCGGCCCTATCCTTATTGTAATTCTCGGTATCAATACCGTCGGGCTTATAGGCGTCCAGCTTTTTCTTTTTTATCTTTTCTACTGGTGGGGCTTCCTCTCCGTCTGGGGTAGAAACACCAACAGGCCAATCACCAGTTGATGAACCAGCCTGGACATGAGCAAGACCCGGGTTATCTGCGTTGATAGTCGGGGCGTTGATCTTGACATTAGAACCATGGCGACCTTCTCCAGATACCCACTGAGAACCACCACCATCTATAATGTGTTTAGCTCCGGCCTTGTTGGTAATCTCATTGGCAGCCTGTAATCTAATACTCTGTCCGGCCTTTATAGTAATATCCTTTGTTGCCTCCATATTAATATTATTACCGGCTATAACCTGTACATCCTTTTTGCAATAAATCTGAACAAGTTTGCCCTTGTTAACGACGATTACTTGCTCTTCTTCCTCATCAAACGTCAACCACATCTCTGGTTCAGAACTTGGATCTTTACCAAGTGTCTGGGAACGTAGAACGGTTCTCTTCTTTTCGTTTGTCATCCAGAGGCCACGGTCTTGGTGGTCTACAAGCTCAGTCCAGTTCTTGCCGGTGCCGCCGCCATCACTACCACACCTTGATTCAAGACCAGCTGGGATTCCTGGTTTATAATAAGTCTTCAAACGGACATATGCATTTTTCTGGTCAAGCTTTAGGTGGTGCGTTTGAACTTCTGGGTCCCACGGTAAGAAACCGCCACCGCTGCCGTTCTCAAGATCTATCTCACCCTTGCCATCCAAGTTGCCCATAGCAATCTTGGTTGAGAACTCATTCTCTGCACGTTTTGTCATGTTCTCCGACATGTGATAAGTCGCACCAGTCTTTTCGTCGGCATGGCCAGTGTCGGTGCAAGCCATAATATAATCATACTTGTCGTTGATCTCAAATATCTTGGACTTGGGTGAGTACATGGAAGCATGCTGGAGCTTAGCTTTTTCATTGAATTCCATGCCAAACCCGCGCTCTTCGTCATCCCTGCCCTTGCGTCGTCCCTTTAATAGGAACCCGTTGCCGTGTGGGTCTTCTTTGTCGTGAGCTTCTTTGTTGTCGGTACCACGATCATCCAGGACAAACTTATAACCATATCTAGTTACGAGTCTGGTAAAGCGGCCGTCATCCCTCTCATGCCAGAACCCCTCACCAAAGAAGGTCTCATCATCTTTCTTTCCTTCTTGGTCCATGAACTCGCCAAACTGACGCTTATTGCCCTCTTCCTCCAGGTGTGTCTTAATGAAAAGGTCTTCTTTCTGGTCGAAGCCCTTGTCATACATCTGAAATAAATGGCCGCCCTTAGTGCGCAGCTTGATCCATCTGTGATCAACTTCCTCGTCGTTTGCCTTGTTTTTCGCGATGTCTTTAGAATCGTCGTATTCTTTCTCTCGCTGACCAGCTGGTTTATTCCAACCAACGTCACGCATCTCTATGAGATGGCCATAGCGAGTGCGCAGCTCTATGCGCCTCTGGTCACGATCCTTGTATTCCTGTTCTGTGAATGCCTTGGTGAAGTATTTGGCACGCTTGCGCTCGAATTCTTTATCCTCGTCCCAGTCACCCTTGAATTCGCCAGTACCACCATCTTTCTTCCAGTCGAAACCAACATCGTTTAGAATGATGAAGTTACCGTATTTACTGTACATCGCCATATACTTGGCATCTGGCTCATTCTTCTTAGGCTTCTCACCGTCCGCCTCAAATTCTGACTTTGCGACAGCATCAAAGCCAACTGGGGTCGGCTCGATGTCGTGCTCTTTCGGGAAGTAACCATAGGCCTTCATAATAAAGCAGTTGCCATACCGGTCTCTCATGCCGGTTGACATTGGCCTAAAGTCCTTGGGAAGCCAGTCCTCTTCATAATCATCTGGAGTCTCATCTGCATCGGCGTCTTCAGTGAGACTTGGTGGTGATTCGATATAAACTGAATCGAGGACGTACCTGGCTCTTCTGCTAGCATCACCACCAGCAATGTAGTATGGGCCGTACGGATGTCCCTTTTCCAGGATTATAAAGATTCTGTCATCGCGCATGAAGCTTGTCCAACTACCACACGCATTACCACCCATCCAGGGTGCCGGCATGGCCCACGGGCAATCTTCATCTTTTACGTCGAAGTCATGCCACTCTGGGCATTTATAGCGTATTCGGTGCATCTGCAGTGGATCATTGGTATCTACAACCACGGCCCTATAGATACCAGGAAACCGCGTAAACAGTTGATCAGTACGCTTGTGTGTAAATAAGTCAAAAAGATCGTCTAAGTTGTCATCAATCATAATAGAGAAGAAATCACTTCTATGTTTGGTACTTCTATAATAGCGCCTGTCTTAGGCCATCCAATTGGGTTCAGAGGTTGATTGTGCATAATAATGATCCACTGATAGAACGGTGAACCATAAAAATCTGTCGCTATCAAATCAACGCGACCTTGTCTGTTGTTTGGGACCTTATAGGAGGTAACCTGATCTATGGTAAGGTCACGCATCACATCTGGTTTAGACCACAGACCAAACGTATCTACGCCGCTCAACCTTACTGGTTCTGAGTTCCTGAACCTAGAAAAAGATTCTAATTCAAAAGGCATCTAGAATCCTCAATACCAGAGCTCTTCTGGCTTTTCTGGCAATCCCTCAACCTTATTTAACGGATCGCCACCCTGCAATGGTGCACCTTGAGTGAACAGGTCAAGTCTTATGGTTAACTTGGAGTGCAACGGCCAAATAATACCATCACGTATTAGCTCCTGTGAATATTTAATATTCACATCTGAAACTCTCCAAGTACTGCCATCCGGCGCAATGCCATACATATTCAGCGTTGCATACGGTGCGTTTGGGCCAGTCTTACCACCATGCTTATATAAGTGGCCCTTGGCATTTGTGATCTGCTTTTGTACCTTATCGGCACCCCATTCACCATGAACCACATAATCTGCAGCCAACGTGATTCGCCTAGCTTCTGCACCAAGCCAAACCGCATACGGTTCGTATGAGTTCTGCCATTTCAGTTTCCACTTGGATGATTTGCTGTCCGAGGTTATTTTGGGTGGGAACTGAAATTCTATTTTCAAGCCATCTGAGAAATCTACGGATGTGCCTTTTGCGATATCATTATCAAGTTCGGACATCAACATGGCTTACCCCCAACTATTCACACGACCGCCAGAACCTCGAGCCGCACGACCTTCAAGATTATCGACCATATCTGGGAGGTTTTCTTCAGTAACAACCAGCAAAGAGTTCATGTCGGCAGCCATGTCATCCATTCTACTGACAAGCGCTTCTAGGACCTCCGATATATCTCCCAGTTTGTTACTTTGTTCTCTTTGGTTTTCGGCCTCGGCTGTTGTCCTACCAAGGTCTTCCTTCATTTTAACTTCGACTATAGAATGTGCTGCCGCAGTCCTAACATTAGCCTCGATATCACCAAGCTCACCAAGTTGAACCATGGCCGTTGCTGATGTGGCGGCTGCTGCGGCCAGATGTGATAATGCAATAGCAAGTTCCTTGATCTTCTTTATCGGGTCACCAGTAATGAACGATATAAATTTACCAGCAGTGATTGTGCCTATCAATGTTGCCAAGCCAGCAGACAGACTAGCAAGTCTTGCCCCGGCAGTGAGGGGGATCTTTGAGATTCCCTCCCCAAGCACTCCGAACGCCTTGGCCACCTTCATTATTGTGTTGCCAACACCCTCAAACAGGCTGGAAACGGCCTCCAAGACTTTCACAAGCACACCACCTATTACTGGTGCCACAGCACCAACAATCTCCACCAGAGCCGCCATCTGGTTGAGTACCATAGATATCGCCAATCCAAGCGACAATATTGTGGCAATCACCAGAGCCCCAACTACAAGTATCGGTAGTAATGCAACTGGGCCGGCAATACCCAATGCTACCAGTGCAGCCGTAAGTACAACAACGGCGTATACCATAGCCAAGATAGATAGTGTAGCTATACCAAGAACCACCGCTATCATGGGCAGTGCTTCCTGATTTTCCGCCAAAACGGTGACAAGATCGGTGAAAGCGTCCACAACAATCTTGATGGCAACACCTATTGCCAGAGCCGCCAGCGTAACCACTAGAACAAATGTAGTTATTGGTGCCGTAGCCGCCACAACCGCAGCTGCCAGTGAACCAAACAACCAAATCAATAAGCCCAGGGCCAATATAACAATTATGGCTGCCTGGTAGGGTCTCTCCCTGAAGTAATCAACAAACGCCTTAGATGCGGCCCATGCCTCGCCGATGGCATCAGCAACTACGCCGAATGTTTCTGAGATTTTGAACCCAAAGTTCTTCTCAAACCAATCTGGGAGCTTCTCAACGTCTTCCCACCAAGCATTGAGCGTATCATGCAACTGCTTCGTCTTGTCACCCCAACCCTGGAACCTCTTGGTCGCATCATCAACACCACCCGCAAGTTTCTTGACGAATGGTATGATCTTCGTTGCTATGATGTGGCTTACTGCCTTAGCCATGGGCATCACAATACTTCTTATAATGCCAGCCCATCGCTTGAACATCTCAACGGTTGGTTCCATATCCTCACCAAGCAACCCAGTTTCACTGATGAGTTCCTTAAACGGAGACAGAATTTCCATCAAGGCATCGCGCAGTGGCTCTAGTAATATTGAACCAAGAGCGTGTATCTTATACCAAAACTGGTTTATAGAACGCCAAATGGCAGCATTTGACTCTTGCCACCTTTCCCTGTGATCTTCTAAATATCCCTTGGACTCTTCGCCCATTTTAGCGAATTTCTTCTCAACTTCGCCCATGACCTCAAGCATCTCTAACTGACCGGTAGTCAGACCATAGAGGTCTCTCAAAAGTCCTGGTGCTAACCCTGGGGGCCATCGCTCAAACTGTTCGCGGATATCGTCGGCTTTAAGTGCCAGAGACTTGAGATTTTCATTCGGGCTCTTATAGATCGCGTCCTGACCAAGCGCAACAACAAATTGCATAGCATCATTGGTGAGCCTATTCATCAGATCTGAGACTTCACCTACATCAACACCAGTCTGACGAGCAGCAGCTGCCAGCATTGTTATTGACTTCGAATACTGATTTACAGCATCGGTGCCAAATTGCTTTTTCAGTGTGATTAAGTTCTTATTGCTTACCGTCAGAATCGTATTCATGGCCTTGGCACTCAAACCAAAGTGCCTCTGGGCGTTTAGCAGCTGGGTGGTGTTGGCATTGACGTCTTCGATAGCAATACCAGAACTATTCATCAGCTTTTGGTACGTTGCTATTGACTCATTTGCGGCACCAGTTGAATATGCAAGAGACACATTCGCCGCAGCCAATGAATCTATGCTATCCTTGGCAACGCCAGCATCTGCCAGGGCCGACAATGCTCTATTTGCCTCTTCCCTAGACACGCCTAATGTGGCAGACAAACGGGTTGCCCTATCGGCCATAGCATTCATACCACCATATATCTGGTAATTAAGAGTGTGCCACTTTTCTTGCTGATCAAGCAAGTCGGTGAAGATGCTCTTCATTTTGTGAAGTGGGATCAGCATTAGGGCCATACCCTTACGCATCACACCCCACACTTTAGACATCTTGGATACGGATTCCATAGATCCCTCTAGTGCTTCTTGCTGGGACCTAACTCTGTCATTTATATCACCAAGAACACCAACCTTTTCTTTCCACGTTTTTAGGTCGTCCTTTGATATCTTATGTGTCGATTGAAGTACTTTCATAACCTGCTCGTGAGACTTCTGCCTCTTGAGTTGCTCTTCAAATTGGTCGGTTAATACTTTGGAATCCGCTTTGAATATCTTGCTTATGATGTTGTACTTCTTGGTAGCAGTGTCTACGTCTTTGATGTGCTCATCGTACATATCATAGATCTGCTCTGCCGCACCAGCAATGGCGTCACCGGCGGAATCTAGGACTGATGGGTCAACATTATCTATTGCTGTCTGGGTTAGTTGCTCTACCTGCTGCAGTGCTTCAGCAAGCGCTTCCATGTTTTCCAACGATTGTTCGAATGTCAAATCTTGCTGTGCCGCAGCCAACTCGGCCATCGCAGAATTGAGTTGTTGTGCGGTTGCTGCGCTCTCGGTTCCAATATCCTGCGTCAGTGACTGGGCAATCACCAGATCTCCAACTACGTCATCTAAACCAACTGCTACAGCTTGTACATTAGCTTGGAAAACCTGGGAAACCTGCTCCAACCCAGCCTGGATATCACCAATCTTGTCTTGGATGGAACCAAGAATCTGCTCAGCATTTGTCTCTAGCTGAAGTTCTAAACCAAGTGCATATTCATTAATACCAGCAGGCATTATATCTTCCTAGCAGCCGCGTTGTAATCCAATCTGGCGACATGTAGTTCGGTATCCCATTCTTTCGGTGATACTACGTGCGAAAACCCATACACAATCCATTCACCACTGAGAAAGTACGGCTTTCCATCAACGTCGTTCATCAATAAAGTAACTTTACCGGCACCAAGATTGTTGATGTTATCAAATTTGGGGTCACCAGCAATTGGTATCTTCATCCTCATTACCAGTGGTATCAGACGTATAAACTGGTTTCTCGGCCTACCGTCAATATAATCCTCGTACTTTATCCCCACATCACCAGCATTGTGCTCGGGGACCGCAATCACATCCGTTGCCCAATCTTCGTCCGGTGGCTTGTTGAAACCCCTATCAGAACCAAAATTGGTATTCAACTTGTTGGACGTATTGCTATCCTTAACGATTACCTTATCTTCGGTTTCGATCTTATCTAGATACTTACCAGTAATCGTGGAAATACCCTGTGTAGTCAATCTGGTCTGGGTTATGGTCAGGAAGTTATCAGCCATCATGTCGATATCCATAACTTCCTTTACTGCCTCGGGAGTAGTGTTGACCACATATTGACCAAAGTCCTTTGTTTCTAATTCAGCTAACTCCTTAATGATAATATTCTCATCCTGGCTGGCAACAACCCATGCCGTCTTTTGAGGAGTTACAGAACTAGACCAATCAAGCAGGGATAAGATGAATGTCTTTGGGTCCATCCGTAACATCTGCCATTTGTTATTTTCATCATCTTCAGTATTGGTTATCTTAAGAGAGACTTTTGGCGCGTACTTGTTGACGACCTGCGTTATGACGTCAGAAACCTTGCCGGTATATATCGTTCCGGCAGCATCACCGCGACTTAGAAGCCAACTCCCTGGGTCAACTGCGATGAACTCCAGTTCACCATAGCCTTCCATCCCGTGTGTCCGTAGATTGGTCAGATACGCTGTGCGCTCGGTAGTCCATTCCTTATCTGCCCATTGTATACGAAACTTGACTTCGGTCGGTTCCTTTCTTCCTTTACTAAGAGACTGTCTTGTGGCGATATCTCTGGCTATATTGTAGTAGGCATCGTGGACCCTACCCCTAATGATATAACCGTTATTTATCAGAGAGATCCAGTGTATCTTTCTGAAGTGTTGACCAATATCATCACCGCCAGCAATTTTTAGCTCAACCCTGGGTGAGCCAGTCTTTCTACCATCTAATGACATAATGTCTCCACGATATATTTGAACTTGTCATCGTGACATAATTGGTGGTATAATATGCAATTGGTAGTACTTCAGGAAACATTATATTACTACCGGTAGTATATAACCTTGGCACGACGGTTGCTAACTTAAATACAGAAAGGAGACAAACATGAAATTCCATCCCTTCAATGTTCTGATGTGGCTAGGCCTACACGAGATCGATGAGGCCATGAGTGGGAAAGAGAAGCCATATACCTGGTTCGATTACGCCATGCTGCTGTTCCTCGGATGGCTTGGTATCGAAAAGGAACCCGAAATCGTACGTACCTCGAGAATTAGCCCCGAGCGTAAGGCAAAGCTCGATGCCCTTTATGAGGAAGTATCAGAAATGACCAAAAAGCGTAAGGAAAACGACGCACGCACGGAAAGGATGGATAAAAGGCGTCGTAGGCGTCAAACCTAGGGCATGAAAATGCTGTGGGTAAAGTATGGCCAAGGTAAACTTAGGATGGTATTCCCCATCGGAGAGGTCGGCGGCAATGTCGTCGGCCTCGACGCTTCTGCGATATCTCAGGAAGATACAGACACAATCAGAAGAAATGTTAGTGAACTGGAAAAGATGACATTCTCGGCCAGAGTGTTGTGGCTGAAAAAGAATGTTAATTATAACTCAATAATTAAGACGTACAAAAAATCAAAAATGGAAATCATGTCGTCTTTTGACATTGACGCCATGCAAGAAGATTAGTCCTTCCCGCTTTTACGTATACCAGGACCCATCATCCATGGCGTAATACTATCATTGTGTTTGCTCCTATTTTCTTCTATCCTGGTTCGTGACTTGCACCAGTAGATCCAAATGGTCCTTGGGGAGGAGACCCATCTTGGTGCTTGCCCCCCTCTTCGCGTATCCACCCCTTCATAGCATTCCACGTGGTAGGGTCTTCCTGAATCGCCTTCGGTGAACAGTGCGTCTGCACCAAGTCATTTTGTGCGTCAAGCACCGTGTCCCACGTTCGCGACTGCACGTCTGCGAGGGAGATGCACCTCTGGCACAAACTTGCGAAGCAGCCGTACAGGAACTTCATCAACCTTTCGAGACAGCCCCTCTCGACGGACTGCGTGATAACATTCTTTGGAGCAGTAGCGTTGGCCTCCGTGTCCTTTCTCAAACTTCTGCTGACAGTTCGGGCAAGTACCTACTCCGCGCTTGTTTCTCTGTCGTTGACGAACAGAACGCATACAGTTACGAGAACAGTACAGTTGATTATGTTGAAGCGGTACAAACGTAGAACCACAGTACGCGCACTCTCTCTGCGGGCCGTGCTTCTCGATGAGTTCGTTGATTGGGACGTTCTTGAAGTCATCTTTCGTAGCGCCTGTGACTCCATAACGCTTCAAGCGTTCCCAAATAGTCCGCTGCGTCACACCAAACTTATTGGCTATGGCAGGCATCGACAGGTTCTTGCGTAGATACAGATTCAAAACTGTCGAATCCTTGATGTCATTTCTGTGCCGCACGACACAACTCCTCTCCTGAGACTGCTTCAAGGTTATCCGTGGCAGGTTCGTCACCAAACCAATAAAGAGTAAAATCTCTATCTGCTTGAGCCTCCTCTATCGAATCAAACTCCGTCACAGAAATTCTGGCAAGCGGAATGATATGGAGCATCTTCCCTTGAACCAGCGGGAGCGCTGCTTTCTGCTCAGGCGTTACGGCGTGCTTCACCTTCGCTTCGATCACATCGGCGCAACTCGTGTCTACGAGGCACAGGATATACGGGAGAATCTGGCTTAGTTCACCGAGATGCTTCGCGACATGACACGCAAACTCTTCCGTAAGTATGTGCTGGACGCCGTGCTTGATATGGTCAGTGACCAACAAAACAGTAGCGTCCTTTGGAATTGGTTGTGACGGCTTTCCTGAGTCATCGAACCAGACCGCAGTGCCGCCAAGCTGACGAGCAACCTCGTAGGCAAGAGTCACACCGCCCATCGCAGGGCCACAGACGTAGAAGTCTTGTTGCTCTCCACCAACAGCGTTGTTGAGTTTCCGTATCAAATCAGATGCCGCTAGGGACATCGTCGATGGCCTGCACGTCAGCACTCCCGTATTGCAGAAGACGTCGCTCACCTTGCCGCTTGTGAGCTTGGCTAGATAACGACCGCCGTTGTACTTCCAATATCCACCGAGTTCTTTGAGAGTTTCAATCAGATCCATTATGCTCCTCCTTGTCCAGCTCCTCAATGGAACGCTCGCATTGTACCTTGAGCATCTCTAGCTGACTACGATCCTTTGCCTTGTACAAACGACAGATGATCTCGGCAGCAATACACCTGATTTCATTGTTTTCGTCTCTATTTGGCATATCACTCATCCTCCCAACATACTTCATGACTTCATGACTTCATGACCTCTATCTCACTTGTTCTTCAACTATGCCTACTCTCAGCCTTAAACCATTCCAGAATCTTGTTATCTCTCATAGCATTCCTCTCTTCATCTTGATAGATGTTGCAAATGTGAGTGGCTTCAAATTCTTCATTAACATTTCCAATGCAGCTTGAGTACTGCCAGCATTTATGGCTATCCTGTTCCAATCGTCCTCTCCATCTGTCACACTATACCATAGATTGAAATCATTCCTGAGTTCATTATAACACTTCCCAATCCCTTCCATGCCGGCATTATCATGATCAAAGGCCAATATCAGGTCCTTGACACCAGCTACCTTGAGTCTCTTCTTCTGCTTGACATCAAGTTCAGCACCCCCAACCGCACACCCGCGATCGAACATGAGCGCATTGGTGATGGATTCAACCACTACCGCTGGATAATCTGGATCAAGATTATCAAATCCATAAATGAACTCAGTCTTGCTTGACTCATCCGGGAACAGGAAACTCTTATTAACAATTGACCTAGACTGCCAATAGACGACGTCTCCGAACTCATAATAAGGAAATACAACATTTAAGCCGGAATATCCTATTCCATTGGCATCTATTTGAGCGTCCATTATTTGTCGGCTGTGTAGGTAACTCCTAACTGGGTCGGTAAATACATCCGAACCACCGGTCAGTTTGGTAAATCCTTCCGGCAACTCAACCCTTACAACTGGTTTATCTTCTTGGCCCCTCTGGAACTCAGTATAATCTTCGAGTCTGGGATCTGAGTATCTCACCGACCCCATTACTTCTTTCACAGCCTCATGGAAGCTAACTTTTCTATAATACTTGACGAAATTGAGGAATGTGCCAGATACGTGTCGCTTATGGTTTGGACGAAAATCGTTGACTTTCGCCTTTGATAGGTTAATAAAGACCCTATATTTGGTATCCCGTGGCGAATCATATGGATTACATATTCGAAGTTCTGGTCCGTATTTACCGACCTTCTCTTTAAATTCAAAATGCTTGGCTACCCATGATCTAATCTGCGTAGGACTTGGTTTTGGCATATCACACCTCGCCCCCTACATAATGTAGGGGGCAATTGAGATTAGATTGTTGTGTGGGATTAGGCTGCTGCCACGCCGTAATTGCCCTTCTTACGATCACGGTGCTCAGCAATCTTGCTTGAGTTCCAATTCGCAAGGCGGGAGAAATAACCAACAACCCTGGTGATGTGTTGTAGAGAATTGGGCTGACGCCTTCCAATAAGAAGGTCTTCAATGAGATCCCACTCATTTTTATCAACAAATTCTGTTGACATCTGCGCAACCATACCACTCTTACTGTGTTCAACTACTACATGTTCATCTGTGATCTTAATACCACGCAACTCGTCGTGTGCTTCAACATTGTCATAGAAGTCCTGTAGTTGCATAAAACAGCTCCTTTCCTGAATTGCCCCTCTCACGGCAGTATGTTTGATTATTGACTACAGCAGAGGAATCATATCATCAGTCAGAGCGCCAGTACCCAAACACAGAATTGTGGTGTCTGTTGCTTCACATACGTCCCACAAATTGTTGTTCATCCACTCTTTTACTTTGGTGGTTGCATCAGCTTCTGTTCTCTTGCCTGTTACTTCGTAATCAACGTAGTTCATGAAATTGACGCACAGGTACGTGCCATAACCAGTATCATTGTGCCTAATCGCCTGCCACAAATTTTTCTTACTAAACGTAAATACCCGACGCGGAAGTTTGGTCACTGATGTCATCTCTATGATTGGGTCTGGAGATCCGCTTACCTTAGTCAACTCATCCCAACTAATCTCCACCTGATCATCATATCCTGGGCCAGAATTGAATTCCTTGATCTCGTATGACTTGCCTTCGGCCTCGTACTCCTGAACTTCATCCCACACCATGTGGTGACCATCTGGTGCAATAAACTTCTTGTTATTGATACGAATAGGATAAGTGCGCAAATTGAGTACAACTTTACCGGCATACTTGGGAGGTAGCATCATATCATCAAGACCAGCAGCAACAGTGCAGTTGCGAGACGTGCAAAATGGGTACATCGAATCCAAACCATAACTTAATTGGAATCCCTGAGCTACCTCCAACAAACCGGCCTGACCAGAATTAAGCCTTTTCATTACCTCGTTTGGCACATCGCATAAAAATTCTTGTAATTCTGGAACATCACGGGCAAGAAGAACATTTGGTCGCCTTAGAATCTTCCTGGCTTTGCAGGCACCTACGCCGTGACATGTAGACCCACTCTTCATGGTACCAAGACCAAGCTCTTGTAACGGATTACCATCAAGATCGACCTCGCCGCGCTCAAATGATGCATCAATGTCTTGAAGGATTGGTACTGTTGGGCTAATACCAAGCTTGTGCGATGGTATATTGTTCTCTTCAATTTCCCTAAACAGGGCTGGCAATTCAATCATTGCGCCATGACCAAGATACATCTTCTCATATCTGTCTGACATATAAGCACAGCTATTAAGTGTCTGATAGAAAAATGTGCGACCATCATCCAACTTAATCCAATGACCAGCCTGTGGTCCGAATGTATTGCAACAGAACTGGAAATTGTCGGCGTGCTCGGCAATATAAGAACCAAGTTTGCCCTTGCCGGATGATCCCGCTGATGCGTCGAGGACTGTTGTTAATCTTCCTGGTGTGAATACCGCGTTTGTTCTCATATCATCCATCCTTTTTGTCTTTATACTTTGGGATAAGTCTTACCCAATGGTGTGGGACCCACAATTTAAGGCCATCTTTGAACTCAAGCCTATAGTTGCAATGATCCTTTGCGACAATCTTACCTTTCTTTAGGTGCAATTTGTGGTCTTTGTTACACAAAAAGACTGTGGTTCCTGTGTCTATAGTTGTCTCTGTAGGTGGTTGAAATACAACACCAGACGACTCTGTCTCAACCCACAACTTCTCACTATAAACCGAACCGCATTTTTTACAGCAGATTGGTACTGAACCAACACTCGCCCAGTCTACATTAACAGGATTCCGGCTTTTACAGCCAGGACATATCGAATACATTACTTCATCAGGCATTATTATTCGTTGTCTTTTGATTTGGCTTCTTCAATAGACTCTACAATGCGGTTTGCTTGATAGAGGCTAACTGCAAATCCATCAACTTTATCTTGCAATTCAGAATATATTTTGTAATTAACGTTACCACACACAACAATTGGAGATTGACAGTGTTCTCTAATTGCCTTTATTGTTTCAGAATGTACCTCGACCGTTGCCTTAGTTGGCTGTATCTTGGTCTGAGCTTCAAGCTTGATTCTTGTCGGTGGGTTGGCGAAAAATGCTTTGGCACACCACTCAATCTCCTCAGGTGTACGTACTGATTGATTGATTGTAAATGATAATTCAGAAACCGGACTTATCATCTGAAGAACAAACTTCTTTAGAGATTCTACCTCCTTCATGATCATGCCATGGTCACAGCCCGGAGTTAGAACAATGTCATATCCATCAACCAGGAAGAATTCGGTTCTGGTGCCAGCAAACTTGTCCTGACCATATTTGTTGCCCTTTGGATAATTGACCATTACGTGCATTTTGTATGATGCACCAATCATGGTTCTAGCTACAGCAGCACTGCTGACTATCTCTGGAGTCACATACATATGACCACAGTGATGCTTCGCAATAAACCTTGCAGCATCCCCAAGTTCTTCTTCTTTACAAATCACAAGCTGTAATTGACTTAAGCCCATATTCATCTCCGAGGAATATCCACTCTAACGCATCCAGATGCACTTTTCCAGTATCTACTGCAGTCATGAAATCCATAGCACCCCGCAAATCTTCAAAAACCTGTTGGTCCTTGAAGTAGTCATATACCCAAAGCGATGGGATGCCTTCTGGGCATATCGCAATGACTGGCTTGCCAGAATCGCGTGCCTTTGCAAGTTCCTCAGTAGAACCATACGTTTTAGTAGATGGTAAATAACATATAATGAAATCGCAGGTTGCGACAAACCGTAAGCAAATACTGCGAACCAACTCCTGCGCCTTAATATATTTATTGACTGTTATGGAATGATCAACAAGTTCTTTTATCTCCTCTTCATTGTCCAAACCACCATTTGGCTCACTGTAAATTATATCTAGAACTTCTTGCCTTGATGCGGATGGTGGTATAAAATCCTCGATCGGCTTGATCCAGTATGGTCTATCCAGAGGATTATAGACCTTGACCGATAATGTGGCCAAAAATTCAGACATGACCTCGCGCCAGTCACGACCAAAACCTTCATCGTGCTCAACCGGGCCAACCAGATAACATGATGTGTGCTGTAAGTATCCCATATCACATCAAATACGGCTGAGGCCGCTCAGAATTTGGGCGGCCTCAGAACTTTTTCTGCTAGTGGTAGTTAAGCTACTTCTTGGGCTTGGTGTGGGTCTGGTACGGGTCGTCTGTGGTTATGTTCTGCTCTGGCTCGCGCTCGATGGTGAAATCGTTGTCTATTTCAAGCTCATAATACTGAGTATTGCCCTGCGGGGTGCCATCCTTCCCACCGGCCTTGGCCGTCTTTCTATTCTTGACTGGGCCAGCCAATAATTCCATTCCGGCCTCAAATAAAGTGTCAAGTTTCATTGGTATCCTCCATTTATAATTTATGTTTGCCGGAGTTGTTGGGCCTTTTCAAGTATAATTCCAATTGCTTCCCTGTGATCCAGGCGATTGAATCTATCAACAAACCCCCACTTATTGTACGCAGAACAAAAGAATATCCTTTCACGATCTTTGTCCTTTAGGTGCTCTGCTGCATACTTGTAATATTCGGCCTCCATTGCGAATCGCTTCAGCCTCTTTTCCTCTGGAACGTCTGGATTAGTACCATAACTATGTAACATTTCGATATCTTTATCGCCCTTATGTATGGTGACCTTGCCCATGTCACACCCCATGACATAAATTGCATTATAATTCATCCATAGAGCCAGTTGTAATGAAGCATAAGTTGTAGATCTACCAATATAATACCCCCCAACCAGATCGTGGGAGAATCCCTTGCCACTTTTATTGCGCACGATGATCTGATTATGCTTCTTTACCCTTACACCACCAGAATTCAATATGATTCCTGTATATTGATCCCACGTGGTTTGATTTCGACTATATTGTGTATGGTCGCAAAAAGACCAAAATCTAGTTGGCCACACACGTGGATCTGGCTTATTTATTGTCATCAAATCTACGTTCGGCGCTTCCTTAAGCTGTTCTATGGGAGCCTCTAGAATAGATGGACCTGGGGCCAACATCACAAGAATTCTCCCACGTCCTATTCCACGAAGTGACAAGATTTTTTCTTTATATTGATTATATGATACACTAGAACCAATTAGGTTATGTCTTTTCGGTACACCATGACTCTTTCTTGTGGTCACAATTTTTTGTTTATTTGATACAACAGACTTTACTACATTGCGCTTTGTTGGCGGGGTTTCTCTTATGTGTATTGGCTTCTGGTACAGTGGTTTTACGACTGGCGTGCGTCTCTGGTCAACATGTACCATTCTCGGCCTTCTCTTGTATGAGATTCTAACATTGCGCCGAGATACTGATGGTTTTGGACGATAACTCATGTGCTACTGTGTTTGAAATTTTTCACGATATTAGGTAATAGAGACATCAAAACAGAATCTTGTTTCTTTAGAGCTGCCAGACATCTTACATCCGGATCACGAGACAAATCGGAGACGTGAATGAGTATCATTTCACCACTACGTGACTTAATCAGCCTCTTGAATGTTTCCTCCAGGGTGCTGAGAGCAACATCATCATATGCTAATGGGTCGTCCATAAATGATCCTTTTGATTTATCTTTGTCAAATCACTGAAATACTGGGTGGAGGAATATTATGACACAACTTGCAAGGCTGTACCTGCGTGGGTCTCTAATCAACAAGACCATGAGAAATCTAACACAGAAGCAGATGGATCGTGTTGACGATAAGATCAACGAATTGCTGCATACCTCATCACTAACAAAATGCCGTGAAGCGTTTTGTAGGGCACTTGCAAAAACCATTCGCAATGAATACGCCGATAAACATCGACCATATTCAGATGCTGCCATGCAGGAATACCGTATAGCAATAATGAGAGCAGTGGTCAATGCAATGTATCATAAACCATCTCCTGAAGTATTTACTGACCCCAAGCAGCTTGCTAAATATTTCAAGACCATGGTATTCAACTACCTCAGACAAATACTTAATGAAAATAGGATTCCATCGTCTAGCGTCGATGTTAGATTAGAAGGTCCGTCGCACGAAGTGGCCAGATCACATTTCTGCTTTATGCTCGATCAAGCTGGAGTTGAATATGACCTACATTGTTCCGGGCGTTCGCACGATATAGCTGGAACCATAAGTCTAATTGATTTGGATACTGCAAAGAAGTTCGGGCAGATGGCTATAAAATATCGAAAGGTCGGTGTTGATATTAAAGTTGACCAAGACAGAATACAAATTGATGGTATTGGGAAGCCACACAACATAAAGCTAAACCTAAAACAGAAAATCAGGTTAAAAATGACTAGCTTTGAGAGTGAAGACGACGACAAGGATCTGGTTCGTTATAACTTAGAATTTAAAATTCTGAGAGATGAAAATGCTCATTCTGAACTCGAAGAGAATGATAATATGCGAAACCTACGCAGTATGCTCCCAGACAAGATTTTACCATTGTTTGATCTGATATTAGATGTGCCAGACGATTATATTAAGAAGTATGGCCCTGGAGAACCCAGGAAGAACCACATGGCTAAATATTTAGGCATAACACAGGCAGAATTAAATCGTAGGATGGAAAAACTAAAGTTGTATTACATGGCTGCAGTCTAAGACATAGTACCAATTGCTCGGGCGGTACCCATAGAGCGGTTTCTCTCGTAATATGCACCAAGTGGTGGTGTCTTGGGTTGTGGCATGGTTGGCTGCTGATAAATGGTCGGACCAAGTGGCGGGGCCTTATCGTGCTCGTTCAGAGTATCGATCACAAAATTAATGATCTGCTTCGGAGTGGTATATCTCTCTGAGGTGTCAGACTTCTCACCATTAATTGTAACCTGCCTGTTTAGGTCCTCCATGGATTCATGAACAGAAGTACCCAGGAAGAGACGGTTGTTACCAAGAACAAATAAATTCCAACCAACCCTGACCGCATTTGTGGTGGGATCAAGCTCAACAACATGTGGTTTGATCTCTACTCTGCTTGATACCATAGGTACCCTACTCATCATTTCTCTAAGGACTGGTGGGTAGACTGGCTCATCCATGCCAATTTCAACTGTTTCGAAAAACTGCTCTAGGGCAGTCCTGGTTGCATGGCCAGTAAGAATTCTGCGGATCTTGTTGGCAAGGGTAACGTTCACGCTAATTCCTTATATAGGATAATTCTCCTTCTTTGGTAACTTTGATCTGGGTCGGAAAAGCGTAACATATATCATCCTTATGACTTATAATAAGTGTCGTTGGTATTCTGTTGGACAAGTCGTCCACCACTAGGCGCACATACTCCTCAACTCCGGCCGGGTCTAACTCCTTGTCAATCTCATCTAGTACCTGGATATTGCACTGGCGTCCGTGCATAGAAATGAAGGTATCATTTAGAGCACACATAATAGCCAAATTTAAGCGACATTTCTCACCGCCAGAAAACAGTGTGTAATGGCCTTTATCAGTCTTAATCTGGAGCATCTCATTAAAGTACATAGTACGGCTTAAACCAAACTCATTGAAGTAATACCCTAAACGGTTGTTGAGCTGCGGGATTCTGCCAGAGATCATGAAAGATCTGATGTGGCGCTTCTCTGCGTACGCTTTATGGACGAACGCAAGATGTGATGCAATCTTATTCCACTTATTTAAATCAGACTCACATGCAGCAATCTCTTCCTCGGCAGATTTTATCTCTGCAGAAGTGCCAGCTATGAGATCTGTATACGGGTTTACAGTGGCACGTTCTTCTTCGATCAAATCTTTATAACGCTTAATGTTGTCAGCATTGCTATCGGCCAACTTATTGCGTGAATTGGCTTCTGTGATCGTCATCTTGCCAGAACTTGACTTACTAATACCAGCTTCTAAGGCGTCGATAGATGCCTGAATATTGCACTGCTGCTCCTTAACAGCCTTTCTCTGGTCATCAAACTCACTATCATCCAACAGTTCCATGGATTCTTTCTGTAATGTACAAATCATGCGTTTGAGATCATCTACCTCGTCTTTAATCTCGGCTCTAACTTCATCAACCTTGCTGCTTAAGAATTCCGGGTCCATCGTCTGTTCACACGTTGGGCAAACCGTACCCTCTTTTTCTTCCCATTTCTTGACGCCGCCATTAAGGAATGTTATTCTGTTGTTGGCTCTTTCTATCTTGCTTTCTAATCTACTCCTGGCGTCTCTGTTGTTGAACTTCTTATCGCCAATCTCCTCTAACTCTATATCAAGATCCGAGACCTTTTTCTCCAACTCCGCAATCTTGGCTCTGGCAGCAGTTATTACTTCCCATTCCTTCTCTAAGTCAGCAATATTTACCCTCTCGACCTTGTTTTCCTTGAATTCGTTCATAATCTGTTGCAGATTAATGATCTTGGATTTCTTTTTATCCTCGAATATGGTCTCCTCTACAATATACCCTTCCAATCTCTGCTTGAGGGCATCAATATCGTCTGATTTCCTTCCGAGGGTGTCTTCTGCGTCCTTCTGTGCCTTTTCTACGGCATCTAACTTATCCTTGGCTATCTTGGCATAGAATGACAACTTACGTAACCCAAATAGCTTTTCTATTACATCTCTCTGCTTGGCTGGACTGAGACTTAGATATGATCCGGAAGCCTGTCCGAAATATAGACTTGATATAAATGTGTTGAAGTTCAGATTGAATAGGGTATTCAGGGTCTTCTGGGCGTTTGAGTTTGTCGAATCCCCATCCGGAATTGGTTCGCCATCCTTCAAGATGAGAAGATCAGAATGGCCTTCCATCTTTCTGGTTCTGATAATCTCATAACCGCCTTTAGCAATTACCTTGACCATACAGTTCTTGTTGATATCCCAGTTGACCACCTTGTCACCAGGATTTGCTAAATCAGACAACCTACCATGTAAACACCAGATCAGAGCCTCCGGTATTGTAGTCTTGCCGGCACCGTTAGACCGACCTTCCATTTCATCAACAGAGCCAACTATCAATACAGGACCCATGTCACTCAGTGATACTGTGGTGTCGTAGTCTCCAAATGACTTGAACCCACGGATAACCATACTCTCTACAATTAATGGTATTGACATTTACTCTTCCTCACCGCCAACAGCCAGTGCGTATTCTTCCTCGGCTTCCTCGGCTATCTGGGCATTCAACTGACTTAATAAGCCGTGGTCATATCCGTTTGGTTGCTTATGTTCTAACCACTGGTCGAAAATGTGCACACCAGATTTATCTTGGATAGCAGTCTCTTGTTCGGTAGTGCTTACCTCATTATCCTTGAATTTCATCCAATGTACTGTCAAGGCTCCGCGTTCCAATATCTTGCCTCTGATGTCGTTCAATTCTGCAGTTGAATATTCACGCGACAGAGCAACCCTTATCTTGTTGCCATTATATATAGAATCAGATGCTTCATTCACTCTGTCATCATTGATTGTAACAAAATCCGGTGGACAATCATCGCGGATATCCCTAAGATCAATAAAGTTAACCATCAATTCGTCTGTGTCAACATCCAGGAAACCGTGGGGGACCACACCCTCATCAAACCGGAATGGTATTGGGCTACCAGGGTAACACAACTTATCATCAATCACTTGGTGGCAATGGAAGTGACCAGACAAAATTAATGGGAACTTTGATTCTAAAAATGATACAATTGACCAATGCTTTAGCAGAAAACAAGAATTATTGATAGCATTATTGACACCGATATGGGTTAACAACACCTCATCCTCGCCGTGCTTCTCTTCAATTTGCCTGATTATATCCATATATGACGATTCATAATGAATAAATGGCACAATAACAAATCTTCTGCCGTCCAACTCAATATATGAAGTAGTGTTTATAACTGTGGCGTGGGTTTGTAATGGCCTAACCGAATTCAGATCCCATGAAGTCTTGAGGAACATGTCGTGGTTGCCAGGAAACAATATCCATTCATGATCTTTTTTGTCATGGTCTAGAAAATCCGTCACCTTATTAAGTACATCTAGAGCAACGTGGTTTCGGTTATGATAAAAATCACCAAGAACAAGTATCTTCTCAATCCCATGTTCGTTGGCATATTGAGACATGGCACGCATAGACCAAATTGTGTCATCGATGCGGCCTGGATATCCGTTGTGAATGTCAGCTGTGACTATGATTCGCATTTACTTTCCTCATAACTTGTGCAGCGCGTACAGTCTCTTATGCCAAGTTTTTTGTAAACAAATCCAGGGTTACCACAGACATATATCAGAGTTGGTTTTAATTTACCACCGCAACATTCCTTATCAACTATTCCTATACATTTTCCAATGTGAATACATGGCACTTTACGTTGTCTGTGTGTTATACAATTAACTTCATCATGACCTACTAGATCACGTATTCTCTGTTTAAAGCTCATTTGTAATCAAATACTAGGATCTGCGTTTAGTCTGCTCACGCTCAGATCGAGCTAAACTCTCCATCGCCTCAACCATACGCCCAATTAGACTTGGTTCTTTGGGGCTTTTATTTATATTATTTAATATTGTGCTCATTGTTACCGTGAGTAAAGTCCCAATTATAATCGCTGCCCCTGTTGTAATTATCTTGTATTTTATGTTACTCACGGTCAATCCTCCAATGAGGAATATCCCACATTATTTTTGGAGAAACAATATGGCAAGTTCGCTCGTAGTACCAATCGTTAAAATTGAAAACGTTCGGCCGCATCCAAATGCTGATAAACTTGATCTAGCCAGTGTTCTTGGTTATCAAATGGCAATTCCAAAAGGTAAGTACTCCAATGACGATGTGGTTGTCTACTTTCCAGCAGACACCATTCTTACTCCTGAATGGATTGATAAGCTCGGTGTGGTTAATTTTTTGAAGGGGAAGGATAAGAATAGGGTTGGCAAGATCCGTCTGAGAGGTGAAGCCTCGTTCGGTCTTATCATTGCGGTGCCTGATGGCCTGCAGGGTGAGGTTGGTGATAACGTGGCTGAGTTCTTCGGAGCCACCAAATACGAGCCACCAATAAAAGCCCAAACTGGTGATGCCGCACCGCGTGATGAAAATATAGACCCATTCTTCAATAAATACACCGACATCGAGAACGGCCGTATCTTCGTCGATGTGTTCCAGCCCGGTGAAGAAGTAATTGCCACAGAAAAAATTCACGGCACCAATTGTAGGTTGGGTTACGTGAATGGTAACAAGGTTGCTGGTTCTATGGGTCTGCGACGTCTACCACCAATCAGAAAATTAGACATGACGGACGAAGAGTATGATGCAGAAATGAAACGTAATACCTACTGGTTCCCATGGACCATTCCTAGCGTAGACATGCTCCTGACGTCTCTGTCTGAGCAATGCAGAACTGTTGTGCTGTACGGTGAAGTGTTTGGGGGAAACGTTCAGAATCTGAACTATGGAATTGAGAAGGGGAGGGGATTTGGTTTCCGGGCATTCGATCTATACGTCGACTACGGAAATGGTGGTCATTTTGTCGATTGGGATGTTCTGGTCAAGTACTGTAGTGGTGATATAGACACAGCGCCTGTTTTATACCGTGGCCCATTCGACTTTGATAAGATTAAAGAAGTTGCTGATGGAAAGACTACAATCGGTGGTGATCATATAAGGGAGGGAGTGGTTATAAAACCAGTTAAGGAAAGAGTCGATCCAAAGATCGGGCGTGCTGTTCTCAAGTATATCGGAACAGAATATGAGTTATCCAAGAAATCTGATTCTAAAGACGTCTAGTCAACCATTTTAGTGATGAAATCAGTGGCCTCACCAACCGTCCTGAGTTTTTTGAAATCATCTTCTTGAATTTCTATGTCAAGAAGATCTTCTAAATCTAGTGCAAGTTCTGCTGTATCCAAACTATCGAGGCCCAATTCGTCAAATGACATTGCCTCGCTAACCTCTTTTGATATTGGCTCATCCTTACGACCCATAGCATTGTACACAGCACCAACCACACAAGCAAGAACCTTCTTACGCATATTTGTCTCCTTGTGGTCCTGGCGGGTGGAGTTGAACCACCACTGCCCCCTTATGAGGAGGGCGTCCTACCGTTAGACGACGCCAGGATTACTTCTTCCACACCCACTTGGGTGATCCATCTTTTTCTACCGCATATTTGGCATAGCCTCTCTTAACGCATTCCTTCTCCCACGATCTGTTTGATATTGAGTATCCAACCACAAAACCAAACGCCAGAGCCACCATGGTGATTACAATAGTAATCACAATATATTTATTGTCAGAAAAGAAACCTCTTGCCCACGAAAAATCAAACATCTCTTGTCTCCGTCCCGCTATCAGAATAATTATACCAGTACAAAGTTCTACATGTTGAAGTTGACGTTTTGAGATGTGGCCTCAATCTTGCAGCAAAATCAGCATCTTCAGCGAATGACTCGTCCTTGAATCCGACCTTCATGGCCAATTCTCTGCGCACGGCCATCAGATGATTTACTGCTCGCTCAAAATGGGTACCACAATCCCTATCTATTAAACCAACACCATAATGAACAGGTTTTGGTTTTCCATAATTCTCCCTAATTGCAATATTGAAACAAGAACAATCTGGATTTGTTTCAATTAGCTTGAGAATCGTGTCGACATAACCATTACTGACTTCATCGTCGTCATCAACAAAAACGACATAATCACCTTGTGATATCCTGAGAAGATCGTTGCGCTTATGACCTACCGATCGCATCTTATTATCACCAAGGTAGAGCACTTCGACTGGCTTTCCTTCGGCTTGCTTAGCTAATTTCTGGACAACCGGCGCTATTCTACTTGGTATAGTACAAATCAGTATGGAGAGCCTTATGTCCATAATGTTGGTGACCACGGCAGGGTTTGAACCTGCGACCTTCCGCACGTCAAGCGGATGCTCTCCCAGCTGAGCTACGCGGTCAACTTCTCCAAGAGTAAAGCAAGTTGCTTCTTGTTGCTGGTGGACGGACCCCAGCATCTATGTTCTTTTTGTACTTGATCTATGATCTCCTGCGTTACATTACCCTCACGAACTGCATCGCAACCGGCCCTGACTGCGAGCCAATATGGGTCCCTGGTGTAATGAACTCCAACGTTATCTGCCTTATCGCAAAGGGTAACAAACGGATCGATCTTCTCTTTCTTATGTCCTACCATCACATTTCCTCTGTTTCTGGTGGCAACTCCAACTTCTTGGTGTCCTCAAGTGAGTGCACCAGTCTGCCTGTTTCGGTTATTCTCCTAATCGTCTTGACATCTATATCCTCCGAAACGTTGAATTCAAGAACAGCAGGTATTTGTGTGGTGTCGGGTGCCCCCATCCGATTTTTGACAATCTTAATCTCATCGGAACCAACATCTAATACCATATCGACATGCAGCATAACTGGACCATACGTAATATCGCGGTTGTCGCCAGTGCTCTTGCTGTTCATTAGGAGGATCTTCAACTTTGGTCTCCGATGACTTTTATCCTAAAAAATTTGACTGCCAAAATCACAATGATGCCCATCGACACATATAACCAGTAGTGTTTCTTAACTAAGGCAATGGCCGCAACTGAGCCATAGGTAGTGAAAAAGAACAACGCAGCATAGAACCAAAGAAACCTTGACATGAAATCGTCCATGTTTACTCCTGTTGGTACGGGAGGAGGGAATCGAACCCTCACGAGCAAAGCCCAACGGATTTTAAGTCCGTAGCGTCTACCTTTCCGCCACTCCCGCCTCTTTTCATTCTGTGCTTCCGGGTCCGCGTGGTTTAGTTTCGTCTCCCAAGTATATCTTGATGGACACCTTGTAGAGCCTCCAACAGAGATACCCAAATAAGGCACCGGCCACGAGTATCACAGCTAGTTTGAACCAGAAAGCGATGTACTTCACGAATAACAACGCAGCTACGATAACAACGAACAACGCAATTAGTTTTACCATATCAATTCCTACCTATGATCTTCTCGAGGCTCTTATGGACTATCTTACGAACCCACTTGACAAAATCTCCGTAGCAGTAAACACACTTGTCTCTGCCTCCACATTCACCTTTGTCATGGAGTTCTTTATTGTCCTGTCTAATGACTAATCCAAAAAGGCCACATTACTGCTGCCGACCTCACGGCTGGGCAGTACTCGGTGCCAAAACTTCAGATTGATTGTATTATGATCCGGATGCCTTATTTTACCACGCACCCAGACACCTGCGTCACGGACCATGTAACGCCACGGAAGAGTGGCTTTTCCTGGGTCTTCCGATATTATTTTCTTATATTCTGATTCCGTTACCCCATTCGGATACTCGGAACATACTCGGACGCTAGTCCCGCCGCTCCGGAACAGCTCCTCGGCCATGTGAGCACGCTTCCCACCCATTCTTAGGGGCTCAACACGGTGGATCTCATCTTGATTTACATCTAAATCAGGTTCCGGGATGAAGAACCATTCTCCCTGACGGGTGAAACCCTTGTTCTTGCGGCTATTTAGATGCTTGCCAGAGACCTTGTAGATTCTCTGGGACGCCATTGCCTCATCAGGCTTCAGACTCTCCTTGGCATCCTTGATGGAGCTGGCATTGGACCTCACCCCGGCCACAAACCAGTTGCGCTCATCGCGTCCACAGAGGAACTTCCTCTTGTCGCGGTTTCTGGGATCAGGCTCGTCAGCATCCATCACAGCCATAAGCAGCAGGTGAGAATCATTGTTATCGGTTGCCACAACCTCAAACTGCACATCACCAGGAGTCAGAACAAATCCATCACCTCTTGCCGAGGTGTCGATCGTGAACCTTTCACTGCGTCTTGGTGGGTCATTGCTGACCATGGGTGTCCTGATATACAGGTTGGCACCGATTGACTCAAATTGCTTTTTCAACTGTTCGGTATTCATGTCGACGCTCCAATGGTCGATTTCCCACCTCGGATTCTATTTCGACGATCATCCGGAAGTGGGCAATCTGCTGGCAGTGTATCCAACTCAACTTCTCTGCCCGTCTTTCGACAGGATTTTTGGTCACCAGCAAAAGGGCACTGTCCACAGTTCTCAATCAGAAGATGCAAAAACTTACTCACGTTCTACTCCATAAGGGCCAAAATAATTATGATATTACCCACGTTCTACAACGCCGTCTTTCGACCATTACTTTTGCATCATTCTCTTTCAGACCATAGTGCTTTACCAGGTAAGATACAATTTTGTCATCCTTGCAGCCCTGGCTGATCATTTGTCTTATTTTCTTGAGTACCTTGGCATCGGTACCACATTCCCAAGCTCTCTTTATAATTTCACTCGCCTGCGAATGAGGAATCTTGAATTTGCCCATCAGCTTGTGGATTGCCTTTTCTGAGTCGAATCCCTGCTGGAACATGTGTTCTGCAGCATGCTGTGGAACATTGGAATGCCTGCCAACATGCTTGTCATCATAAGAGTCCGGTGGAACAGCTCTCTCGCGACCACCATGTAGGGAACGCCTCACTCTGGCCTGCTTGCCGCCACGCGGATTGCGATACCATCTACCCCTTGCGTCTTTTCTGGTCCTACTCATAGTAAATACTCCATGGTACCCCGACGAGGAGTCAAACCTCGGCCTTACGCTCCGTGCGAACTGTTCACTATTCTACCGGGGATCAAATGTGGTACGCCTGACTGGGATCGAACCAGTAGTCTTCGGATTAGGAATCCGGTGCATTGTCCATTATGCTACAGGCGCATTTATGCCAGCAGTTGCTCTGATAACATTTCCCAGTCAACCGCCTCAATGTCTTGTTCTGAAATTGGTGCCATGTACTTGAACTTGTGGAATTCCTCGGCACTAAATTCTAAATACTCTAAGTATGTGAATACTGTCGCCTTTTTATGTGTGATGTTATTGCGGATAAGATTAGCGGAATCCCTGAATTTCTGAGCCAACTCTTTAAGCTTGCGCCTACGGTCATCGCTCATAATATCACCTCCGCTGATTTTATCGGTTTTATTGTATTTTTGGTTCTCCTATGTAGCCGACACCAAGAATCGAACTCAGATCTGATCTGGAGCCGTCTGGAAGAATCGAACTTCCGCTTCTTGCTTACCAAGCAAGTGTGCTTCCACTATCACCAAGACGGCTATTTTCTCCTTAGTTTGGATTCTGCGTTGTCAAAAATGATCATCATCTCTTTGCGCAGATTATCTTCTGTAATTATCCCGGCATCAACCAGGATCCTGTTGTGTAATTCAAGGACCATACTCAGCAATGCGTGTGATCCGTGATTTCTCTCGAATTCTTTGGCCCGGTAAGTAAGATCTTCCTGACTCGGAACTTCCATCGCCACCCTCCTTTTGGTTGCCCCCCTTGGATTTGAACCAAGACTGAGTGAGTCAGAGTCACTAGTGCTACCGTTACACTAAGGGGCAGCTTATTTTATACTACAGGAGAGAATATCAATTCCTGCCAGTCCACTCACCTTTGGCCTTATCAAACAAATCAATTTGACCATTAGCCAAGGTCGTTGTATCAACCTTATAGGTTGATACTTTTGGAACCTCTGCTGGTGTTGGCTTGCTTTTCTTGGATTTGGAGTATAATCTTTTCAATCTCATGTTTTATGTTTGGAGCCGCCTGAGGGATTCGAACCCCCACGTCTTCCTTACAAGGGAAGCATACTACCATTATATTAAGGCGGCCAATTGAGCTAGAGCGGCATGGAGCCGGTAGAAGGACTTGAACCCTCCTCTCTCGGGTACGAACCGAGTGCATCGCCATCTATGCTTTACCGGCATTTAATGAACAGTGTTCTGGTAGGCCGAGAGGGAATCGAACCCTTGCTGCGGACACGAGCTTATAAGACCCGTCGAGTTAACCAAACTTTCCGGCCCGCTTACTTCTTGATAAAGAGTTTGAAGAGTGAAATTATAAAAATCGGCAACCAAAATAAGCTTGCCACAGTACAGAAGATTGCTCGTAACCATGGATTCTTGATTGAACTGGGATCTTTGACCGTTATTTCTCTATCAGCTCTTATTGAGATTATGAACGCAACCCACAAATAAGAGATAACAGACAACCAAGTTGTCATCGACCAGTCAATCATTTTCGTATAAACAACACTGCCGGGATTGCCAAAACGACCCACGCAACAACCGGGACCATCCATGTCACATTTATCCATCCAGCAACACAAGCAACAACGAATCCAACCCAGATAACAGCTAGAGTTAACCAAACACCAACCAGTATAAATAACATTATTATACTGCCTATTATATTACCGGCATTTGGCAAAAGGTTGTTGAACATGTCATCAATTCTGCTCATATGACACTCGTTTTATTGTTGGTGGGCACGGGTGGAATCGAACCACCATCTCCTGCTTATCAGACAAGCGTGATAAACCATTCTACTACGCGCCCCCAATCCATGAATTTCCGTCCCATTCTATTACTTCCATGCACTTGGGGCATTTTGCCCCTTCCCACACAAACCCGGATCCATGGGCCAAAGGAGCCTCACAATGTGGACATGGAACGTCGATATTTTTATATTCTTCTCCAGAATGTAAGGTTATACTACCGTCATGGACCAATCTGCTAGCGCCTGTAATTGAGAAGCCTATTATTTTGTCTCGATCAACAGACATCAAAACCCCGAATCCTGGCGCAATGTGGCAGTAAACACCAGCTTCATCCTCATACTTGAATTCTAGGATATCGCCGTCTTTCTGGTAGTATAAATATGGTCTAAACGGTTGAACCGGCATTCTGTCTTGGACGTACTGTATATATTCTTGGACATCTTCCCAGGACATATATTCTCCAAAATGGCGGCAGCGGCGAGACTCGAACTCACAAGAGTCATTAAACTCCACCTGTTTTCGAGACAGGCTGGCTACCATTACCACACGCTGCCTTGCTTTTGCGTTCTCTGTCGCACTTGGGGCAATATGGCCCCTTGTTAGTGCTGGACCACCTCACGTCCTTGAGTTCTATTTCACCTTTACAAATACGGCAGACTGCGAAGCACATTCCCATAATAATACCCTTAGGTATCTTTGGGTCATTTCAATATTTGTTGCTGCTGTACCCTGCTGCGGTACTCCCTCCTAAGAGTGGGGAGATTCTTGAGTACCTGCGTTTCTTTCTTTTCTAGTTCGATAGTGCGGATATCAATTTTATCCTTATCTACAAGTATACGCAGTAACTCTGCAGTGACTGCAGACTTGGTCTCAGTATCCTGAATACGATTACGGTTGTCATTGATTGCGAGCCACTGCTCTTCGTTCTGCTTATCCTTGAGTTGTATTTCCATCCTGGCTGTTCGTTCTTCTAGTGTGTTGATTGTTTCAAAGGCCCACTTGCCAAACCAACCAAGTATAGCAATCAAGATAGTGATGATTCCCTTAGCGACCCATGGCCACACGTTCTGTAATTTCTTAGTTATCGTCACTGTCTCTGTCATTCATTATCTCCCATATTAGTTTTGGCGGATAGCGGAGGTATCGATCCCCATACCCTTTCAGGTACGATCGGTTTTCAAGACCGTCCTGGACCCTGTCCAGTTCACTATCCACTTGGCGGAGCAAAAGGGAATTGAACCCCCAGACGTTTTTACACGCCAACTGATTAGCAATCAGCCCCGACTAACCAATATTCGGCTCTGCTCCAGTTTGTCATAGTCCTCTGCATTTCTCAACCGGGCTTGGAACCGGTTACAGCTGCATTACTATTAAATTGTCAAAGAATTCTTTTCAGAACAGGCCGAAAAGAGGGCCTGGCCCACCTGTTACCTAGGATGGTGGGCGAGGCCCTACATATATCAAAAACGCACCTATTTGGGCTTAGAGACGCTTAGCGACTCCATAGGCCAGATGCGTGTGTTACAATTCTACCCATCTCGTCCAGGTCTGATGGGTTCTTACATCCACACCCTTAACGATCAAGATGTCACGATGAGGAACAAACGGCTTAGATTTCAATTTCATCTTGGCCTCTCCCGGAGTCATGTTGTCCTTCTTATTGTTACATGGACGGCAACAAGCTACAACATTCTTCCAGGTGTGTTTACCACCACGGCTACGCGGCATTACGTGATCCATCGTGCCGGTGGTGCTAGATAACTTATCACCACAGTACTGGCAGATGTAACCATCGCGCTTAAGCACGTTGTCCTTATTTAAAGCAGAACGCTTATACGGAATCCGTACATATTGTACCAGAACGAGGGCCGTTGGGAGCCTGAAAATGCCACTGGTTGTGGTGATCTCGTACTCTTCGTTGTGATTGTGTGGGCGCTTTGCCTTGCCCTGAAACAGCAACGTAGCAGCTCTTTGCCAGCCAATAACATCAACGATTTCCTCACTTGCATTCAACAACAACACTTTCTTCACGGTCCTCACCTTCCTTTCTATTAATGATTATCTACACCGCTCTCCACTTGGATAAAAACAACGCATATTTATTCCTCCAATTTTCTTAAGTATCCCTCAGGTATTAAGATGAACGATAATCCACAATTGTCTCTGTCCACCTTATATCCCCAACAATGTTCATCCATTCTATCGTCATAAATCCAATCAATGACCTTGACTGTTGCAATTGTGACCTTGGTCCAACTATGAACCTCAACCCTCTCGCCAACATCGTATTTCGGCTTTGGCTTAGCCATCTCACTCTCCAATTTGGCTGACTAACATCTGTAGTAGGTTTGGTGGCCGAGGAAGGAGTCGAACCCCCACGGGCATGTTGGTACGGACGGTGGGATTCGAACCCACACGGGACTAAGTCCAATAGATCCTAAGTCTATCCCCTGCTGCCAATTCGGGTACGTCCGCTCATTTTGCTGAAAGTTTTATAGCACTTACCCACCACCCGGCCTTATTGGTACCCTCGGTGGGATTCGAACCCACATGGTCTATGACCACCGCGCCCTCAACGCGGCCCCTATGCCTTTCGGGTACGAGGGCATTTGGTAGCCGAGGAGGGAGTCGAACCCTCACGGGCTAATGCCCATCAGATTTTGAATCTGACATGTCTACCGTTCCATCACTCGGCCGTTTCTTGAGTGTCTTCTGGCCCCAGATTCTCACTGGTTTGTCGAATTTGACTTCCTCATCATCTGGTATGCATTTGTCATATTGAACCTTGGCACCTTCAGGAAGTGGTTGAACATTCAGCAAACCATCTCGCGCTGTTTCCCGATCTGCTGGCACTTGTGGACTTGGCGACTGTTCAAAAAACTGTGGTGGTGTCTCACCAACTCCCAAGTGCCGGTGAAGCATTTTCTTCTTTTCATCTTCTTCAAACCTCTGTCTTTCCTTGAGGTCTGACAGAAGTCTGGCTCTGAATTCCGGATTTGCGAGGTCGCCGCAAAATTTCTCAAAGTGGGTTTCTTTCTCGAGGACGTAACCACCAGCACCGCACCAGTCACAGAGGCTCCTATCGCTTGTCGATTCCCATTCGTGATGGCATTCCATGCAATGCATTAACGGCATGATCTCAGTCTCCTACGTGCGATGGCCTTTCTGACTTCACGACGCTTCTTCTCTTCGGCTATCGCCTTTTTATCGGTAGCCTTCCTCATTTTCCAGATCACTCTATCCAAATCTGACAACTCGGCACTCCTTCCCGAACTGTTTACAGAGATCAATCGAACTCTTGGTGCCTCTCGACTTGCCGTCCCAGAATGCGATACACACATCACAGTTTCTGATGATCTTTGTATTTCTGAAATACCCGGCCGCTTTGCCATATTTGGCCCAATTAGCTGGAAAAATCGTTTTCTTGATGCCTGCGGCGTCGGCGAAATCCTCGGCCAGAGAATCGGCACCCCTGGCCCCGCCAGATATGATCTCGGTAATTTCATACTGACCGAGAGTGTCAACCATGAGGTCGATGTCATTAAAATCTCTTGATCCTACAACAGCGACTTTCATGATGAATCCTTGGTGGCTAGGGTCGGATTTGAACCGACGACGCCTGCCTTTTCAGGGCAGCGCTACTACCGGACTGAGCTACCTAGCCATAAATTGGATGAGACGCATTGGTCGGGCTCAGGGTGCAACGCGCCTCATCCGTTGTTACTTGGGAGCGGGGGCTGGATTCGAACCAGCGACCATGAGATTATGAGTCTCATATCCTAGACCAGACTAGACCACCCCGCAGTATTTTGGTAGCGGGGGGTGGAATCGAACCACCAACCTCCGGGTTATGAGCCCGACGAGCTACCACTGCTCCACCCCGCAATATGGTCAGGCTGGTCGGATTTGAACCGACGACCTCGTCGTCCCGAACGACGCGTGGTACCAAACTCCACTACAGCCTGTTATCCGTTATTATTTGGGCAATCCTTGCATTCCGGGTACCCGCCTGGGATAATTCCGAATTTACAAATGCAATTTCTTGGTTCTTTTTTCTTTGGTTCCGGATTCTCTTTCTTATCCTGTCCAGAAGCACTCGTTATTCTATGCCTCGGAATCGGAACTTGGAACCTGTTGTTCTCCCTGTGATCCATATTGTTCCTCTATCCATTTAGCAAACTTTGTCCACATCACCCGATCACATTCATGACCAAGTGAATTAAATCCAGCCAAGTCATCTTTTATGGCATGCCCGACATCCCTTTGTATGATAATCTTGGTGTTGTCGTCAAGATTATGCCAGTTGTCCTTAATGAATCCAACAACTAATGATGGCATATACGTCATTCTACCTATCGCATACCTGACCGCACATAGGCATATCGCCCCAAATTCACCTTCGTTTTCAATCTTCACGAAACGACTCCTAAAATTGTCCTCAGGCAACCACCTTCTTTGCGACGAGCATTGCATTATATTAAAAGATCCACAACAAGCCATGCCATTGGTGGAGTGAATTAGACCATTACCACATTCTGGGCACTTCGTCAACATCCTCTTCCTCTCGGATCATCTTAACCAGGATCGGCATCGCACAATCTTTTCTGACTGGGTCATACTGGTTACACTGGATGACGTATATCGTTTCGCTATCTTTCAATGGGCAAATTTCACACTTCCACTTATCCACGATGTCGCAAACCATCTTCAACCCTTAATAATTTCGCCGGCCTTATTAGAGATCTCCAAGTTTCTCCTGGAACAAATTCTGTATCTGCTTCCCAGTCTGCATCTACCATATAAATGCGAAAACCACTTAGATTACCATTACCATTCTCCATATACTCGCGCACAGATTCTATGGTTTCCCACACAGATCCGGTTTTACCCTTGGCAGCATCTGGGTCTGAATCTAAATATGGTTCATAAACATCAATTCTGCCAATAGTAAATAACATCTCACTCCCCTAATGGTCGGGCTGGCCGGATTTGAACCGACGATCTCTTGACCCCCAGTCAAGCGCTCTACCAAACTGAGCCACAGCCCGAGGCTCATATGCCCTACCAGTGTTGTAATCCCATAGAAGATCGACCACTCTCCCGGTGTTTAAATTAACCAGGATTCTATCACCACAGGCAACTCCCGGGTCTTTATAGATTTTATACTTACTCATCGTACTTCACCCAATGCCCCAGGTCATCCTGCTCATACCCGAGCTCCGCCATCTTCTCAGCGTGCTCCCTCCTCTTGTCTTCTCCAATTGTTCTTTCATAGACATAGACAAGAGTCAATATGAGTATAATCATCCAAAGCATCAATATCTCCTGTTTGGCTGGCACGCTGGGACTTGAACCAAAATTTATAATTAACAGTCCAGAATTGGCTCCCCGGCCTCGACTCGAACGAGGAAAACAAGATTAACAATCTTGCGTGATACCATTTCACCACCGAGGAGTGCTACCCAAAAAATCTTTCTTTTCTTTGTTACTAAATGTGAACCATTGCGTCCTTAGCAGCTCCAAAAATATCATCAGCTAAAATCGTTCTATTGGCCGCTTTTTTCTTTCTTAATTCATCCATAGGTGATATTGTCGTCACCTTGTTCTCTCTAGGTGGTGTTGGTGGTATGCCCTCTTTTATTGCTGGACAGTGACCTTCCATCCTACAGTATTGAATGAAACATTCATCACAAGGCATCAAAAGACTCACCCGGCCCTAGTACCTTCAAATCGAATTCGATGAATTCGGCAATTATCGGGACATTTAGTATTATATTGATTTCGTTTGGATTTTTGGGCTTTGTACCAGGTTCTGCCATGGCCCTGCCAAGATCTAACTTATATTCTGGTTTTGTTCTTACCCTGATGCGGCTTGGTCGTTGTTCTGGTTTATCAAAATTCCATGGAGCTATCATCAGTCTCTCATGCCCCTTCTCTTTTTATCTGGCCAGTCCCAATCACCAACGTTGGCCAAAGACTTTTTCCTGCCACAAACTTGACAAGTTGAACAGTGGAACGTGGCTGCGTGACCTTCTGGCCACGTTCCACCAAGTTTTGTTGCACATTCCATACAGATATACCCAATATCATCAAGGTTAATGTTCTTTGATTCAGACATGATCACACCTCTATGACATGAACAGGGTTGGCAACTTTATAATCCTCTCCGACAACCGAAGAATTATAAAATCTGGTTCCATCCTTCTCAACCATCCCATAAGAGTGGTGAATGTGACCGAAGATATGAACCTTTGGCTTTATCCTACCAAGTTCTTCCTCAAGGTCGGCACAACCAACATGCTCTTCCTTGTAAATAGGAACATCCAAAATTCCCATCGGAGGGCCATGGGTAATTAAAACATCAGTATCTTCCGGAACCGCTTGCCATACCTTGCGAAGTCGCTCACCACGAGGGAGATTGAAAGCCCAATTACAAAATGCCGGTTGCCAGGGAGACCCATAGAACTTCACCCCATTTATAACAACCTCACTATCTATAAGATAGTGGGCAACATTTTTAATATATCCCTCTGCAAGACA